GTGAAATTCAACTATTCTAAAGCAAATGGTATCACTATATCTGGAGGAGCTGAATCCAAAAGCATTTCTAAAGAAAAGTGGGGAATCAACACTAACAAGTTCCAAAAGGTGTCTATGATTATGAATAGTCCTAATTATTGGACTGATAATGTTGGTAACAAACATGTATTCTTCATGATTGAAGGAGCTAAGAATGATGAGACACCAAGAGGATTCTTCAATGAATTCCTTAAGGAAGACCTCACTAAGAACAGAAGAGTGTTTGAAGTGCTTGGTGCTAAGCTTAAAGTTGAGCCAAGTGACAAACAGCTTACTGGTGTGGGCTTCTCAACTACACAGAGAAATCATATTATCTGTAGAGTGGAGGGTAAGTTTAAGCGTACGCTTAAAGTTACTTTCTAGTGGTTGACATAGCTCAGTTGAAGGTTGGTGATAAAGTTTATTACCAACCTGATCACTGGTCTGATGATGACAAGTGGGAGAATGGTATGGTTAAAGAAATACCAGAGTATAACCTCAACTCTGTAAGAGTTGTGTATCATTGTAATGGTGACTGGGATAATTATAAAGATTATACTGCTGCCATGACTAATAAAAGAGATTTATTTCTAGGTTGGAAACATTAACAAACAATTATATTATGAATTTATTTCAAGAAGCTTCAAGAAAGAAGTATCGTTTTGGTGGAACCAAAGGAACAGTTAACACAGAGGATTTGTGGGAGCTAAAGTTAGAGGATTTGAACACAATTGCCAAAGACCTCAACAGACAAATTAAGGCAGGAGATGAAGAAAACTTCATTTCTAAACGTTCAACAGCTAATACAGAGCTTAGTAACAAGTTTGAGCTTGTTAAAGAAGTTATTGCTATTAGATTGGAAGAACTTGAGAAAAAAGCTCTTGCTAAAGAGAGAGCAGCTAAACGTCAACAGCTTATTGAATTGATTGGCAAGAAAGAGATTACTGCTCTTGAAAGCAAATCAATTGATGAATTGAAAGCTGAGTTAGCTGATATGGATTAATCAGGGCCCCCAGAAATGGGGGTTTTAATACTTTTATTATGGAAAATAAAGAATTTAATCCTACAAAGAAAGATTTACTAATGATTGATGGTCTTATTTTAGAGATAAAAAATAAGAAGAATACTTTAATTCAAAGAAAAGTAAATCTTCAAATTGCTTTATCAAAAGCTAGAAATGAATACAAGGATGTTGATTTCAATAGTAAAGATTTTAAAAGAATCAAGAATAATCGTCAAAATCTTAAAGAGTGTTTTAATATTATTGAATTAGAGATTAAATCATTGAATGAAGAGCTAGCCTATAAGAATAAATTGCGTGGAGAAATAGAATTTCATCTTGCACATAATAAAAGTCTTGAAGGTAAAGAGGATCTTGATAAAATCACCAAGAGAATACATGCACTTAAAGTAAAGTATTCCAATTTCACTAAAGACAGAACCAGGATTGCCAGTCTAAGAGTTATGGCCTCTGAAGTCTTGGAAGAATTGGAGAATTTACTTAAATAAATTTTTATTAACCAATACTAAAATTATGAACAAAGCAGTTATCAGAAATGGAAGATGGGTTAGAGAAGATGGAGAACCTTTAGACCCAGTTGAAAAAAATCAAATGCAAAGTCAAGTTAGCAGAATTCACGAATTCGCAAAGGATGTCACAGACCTCACCCATGATAAAATAGAGATACTGTCCCATATTTTGTATGCAACACCACATCAGGAACGTGCTATCTTAAAGATTTTGAGTATGAAAGAAGACGATATTAACTCCTTATTATAGACATCATGATAGAACAATTACTTAAAGAACATGGTTGGATTATAGCTCCAATTGTTATAATTTTACTTATCTTTGCCTCCTATACGTTACATAAACGTATGGAAGGTGATGATGAGGATGAATAGAAACCCTTATAATTACATATGAAAACGAACGAACAAATTTTAGAGAGATACTTATCTCCAGATTCAGTAGACATTTTTAATGCTCAAAGAATCAGTTTATTGTGTATGCTTCCTTACCTTATGGCTAAGCCATATTTAGAAGCAAGTTACGTAACAGCTTACGAAGATGGTTCACTTCCTGAGGAGGAAAGATGGATAGAAGGTGTTGATATCAACAAACAGATATTAGACTTTCTTCCTGATGCTTATAAAGCCTTGGAAGTGACAAACGAAATGGAATGCCTTGAGGGCCTTCTATACCTTAAGTCCTGGATCTGGGCAGTTGATGAAGAATTTCATGGTGTAATAGAACCTTTGTTTGAGGAAGATCTCCTTGACAAAGGGAAAAGTATCTTAGATGCTATTTCCACACACTTTGGTTATTCACCAACTATCCAAGACATTGACTTTGAGGAGATTCCTAAGGAGGAAGAATGTAAAGAGCCTTCAGAAGAAGTGCCTGTTGGAGATCCTGATTCAGAATCTTCATCTCCTCTACAAGCAGGAACTAATTAAAAAACTAACCTTTAGCTAAATATCCAGGTATGCTCTGACTGGTCGAATAACAGATGTATAAGTCTTATGGCCTCGCAAGCCACAAAATGGTGGTATCCAGCCCACGTGACCTTGAGAGGGGTTATTGACTAATAATACAGATTGTTGAAAAGACTAAATATTGCGTAATAGAATAATAGATTACTTGAAAAACCAAAAAATTTTTTTAATAATAGTAAATTTTATTTCACATGAAAAAAATTATACCATGTAGTCTCAAAAGATTGGGGTTACTATTCTTAGTTTTAGTAGCCTTTGCTACCAACAGTTCTTATGCACAGTGTAATGCAAGTGCTGAACCTAGATTTGTCTGTGCTGGACCTGGCAATCTCATTGTCTACACTACAGCAAGTGTTCTTTTAGATAATGGTACAACCTTAACTTGGACTATTACAGGAGATAGTACTGGTGGTGCTAGATTTGTTAACAACAATTCCCTAACTTCTACTACTACTGTTTCTTCTGGTTTGTTTAATAGCGTAGCTGTACTTTTAGGACCTTTATCTGGTTCTACTGAAGTTAGAATGTCTCTACCAGGTGATCCAGCAGGTACAGGGTGTGCTGCTTCAGTATTTACTAAAGTTTTAGTTATACAAGGTAGTGCTACTCCTGTAGATTGTCCTAATGATCTCACTACTGTATCAATTACTCCTGGATTAACTGGTACTAAACTAGGAACATCAGATCAAATTGTTCAATTCCCTAGTCTCCCTGGTGGTTGTGGACAATACACTTATAATTTAGTTACCTCTCCTGGTGGAGTAATAGTAGCAACAAATAACACAGGTATCTTTCCTAACGTAACTCCACAGGATTATGTAATCAGAATTACAGACTGTGATGGATGTACTGCTACTTCTCCTATAATTGATTCTTCTGTTGTAGACCCTCGTCCACTTATTTTGACGTGCCCTGTTGAAGTGGACAGACCAGCATGTGCTTCTCAAGTAGAGCTTGAAGGTATCTTTCAAGCATGGTTAGCTACATTTCAAGTTGCAGGTGGTTTTCCTCCAGTAATTACTGTTAGAAATCCTGATGGTATAATTGTACCTTTAAATGCACCTAATCATTGTGGTGGCAGTGTTACAGTTACTTGGAATGTAAGAGATAATTGTGGATATACTGATACATGTACACGTACATTCTTAGTAAGAGATTCTCTTCCTCCAGTACTTACATGTGCTCCAGGTGGTAATTTACCATGTAATCCTGAAATTCCTGGTCCAACAGCACCAACAATTACCTCAGCTTGTCCTACACTTCCATATACATATAATGATGTAGTTACTGGTCCTATGTGTGCTACAGTTCTAACAAGAACTTATACAGTAACAAATGAGTGTGGTCAAACTGCTACTTGTGACCAAGTGTTTAGATACAGAATAGACCATGTTGCTCCTGTATTGCACAACGTGCCTGTAGGAAGAGATTTAGGATGTAATCCAGTAAATCTTCCAGCATGTGACCCTCTTGTAACAGCTACAGACAACTGTGATGAATTCCCTGTAGCAGAATGCTCTCGTGGAACAATTACAAATACAGGTTGTAATTACAGACAAGTAATCACTTATTCTTCAATGGATAGCTGTGGTAACAGAGTGTCTGAAGATGTAGTTTATACTTGGAAAGTAGATACTACTGCTCCAGTTGTAACATGTCCAGGAAGTAGAGATTTAGGATGTAATCCTGCAACTCCAGGTCCTGGTGCAGCATCAGCTCTTGATGCTTGTGATGGTGTATTACCTGTTACTGTTTCAGTAGGTGATGTTGTAGCTGTTGATTGTTTAAGAAGATTAGTAATCACTTATAGTGCTACTGATGAGTGTGGAAACACAGGATATTGTGAAGAAGTAATTACTTGGACAGTAGATCTTATTGCTCCTGTTATTGAATTAGATCTTGCTCCTACTTTAGGTAATGATCCTACACTTGCAGAAATTTTAGCTGCATTAGGTACTGCTCATATAGTTGATGCTTGTGGTGCTACTTTAACTTTTACAGATGGACCTGTTACAGAAGTAAGTCCATGTCATTTCACCCAAACAAGAACATGGAGTGGTATTGACAACTGTTTAAATCGTGCAGCTGATAGAGATCGTACAGTAACATGGACAACTTCTGGTTGTGCAGAACCTAATGGATGTACTTTAGGATACTGGAAAAACCATACTCTAGCTTGGGATTGTTATACAACTTGTACATTGTACAAAACTGTATTTACAGGTTCAACACTTGACCCTAATTTAACATTGCTTCAAGCATTGAATTTAGGTGGTGGTGCTTGTAACAACTTAGCAAGACAATCTGTAGCAGCATTGTTAAACATCTGTGATGGTACTTTAGACTATTCAGTTGCTGATGTAACTGCTTTACAAACTTTAGTTAATGCAGCTTTTGCAAATGGTACATGTGGTGCAGCTGGTTCTTTATTAGACAGATATAACAACTTAGGTGGTGCAAATCACTGTGATGTTGTGAAATCTCCTAACACAAATCAATCAACTTGTACAACTAATATCTCTACACCAAAAAAGGGGGTTAATGCTACTGGGAAAGTAGCACCTACTACGACCTTTAAAGCATATCCAAATCCTTTCACTAATGATTTCACAATTCAATCTAATACCATTAATCCTGTAAATATCAGTATTTTTGATAACTTAGGAAGAAGCATTGAAACCAGAACAGTGAATCCATCTGAATTTGATTTTTCAAGTTTTGGAGGTGGCTACCCAACAGGTATCTACAACATAATCCTTAATCAAGCAACAGAGACTAAAACTCTGAGAGTGATTAAACAATAAAAAACTATGGGGGTGAAAAGCCCCCAATATGGGCTGATAGTGTAATCTGGCGAGCACAGCGTATACCAACATAAAATAACACGCAAGTGGGGAGGTTCGAGCCCTCCCTGGTCCACTAACTTTAAATCCTTTTATTATGAAGAGAATTATTTTGAGCGCTATGGCGCTAATTGCATTCAGCTTTGCTAATGCACAGATCGTGACTGATGCTGGTACGTTTACCAAGCCAGTAGAGAGAACAACAATTTTTGAAGCTACTTTAACTCCTGATTTAACAGGTGGTGGTATCTTCGCATTATCAGGTGTCAGTGATGGCTTAGACCTAGTTGGTATCAGAATCAGACATTTTGAGACTGCTAACAAAGCTATCAGATATGGAGCACACTTATCTATGTGTGATTCAGGCATATCTGGACAAGACACTGATTTTGCAATTGCATTATCTGTTGGTTTAGAACGTCACAGAGCAGGCGCTGAAAGATTATCCACATATTGGGGATATGAGGGCAACGTAGGCTATGTTACTGAAAACGATGGTTATGGTGGTTCTACCTCTAAATGGGGTGTTGGTGCAAGTTTATTTACTGGTGCTGATTACTACATCATACCTAAGGTGTATTTGGGTGCAGAGATATCTTATGGTGTAGCTGTTACAAACACAAAACCAGAACATGGTAATGATGTTACAAGGATTGAATCAAGTCCTAACATTACTCCAAGTTTTAGAGTAGGTTGGCAATTTTAAAAACCAGAAACCATGTCACTCGTACTAGAAGCTTTTATAGCTGGTTTTATGGTGGGAGTCGTATTAACAGTCGTTGTTGTATTATTTATTAATACAATGCGCAAACCTTAAAGTTTTTCATCTTGATAGGTGTCCTCACACGAGGACTGAAAAGGGTAAGCAATTACCCTTTTCTTTTTTGGGGAGATAGCCTAGGTGGCATATAGTATAAAACAAAGGGCAGGGCAAAAAAAGTACTGAACGTTGGTAGAGGTTGAGGAACTACCATTACTATAGCAGGTTCGATTCCTGGTCTCCTTGCGAGTTTCAAACAATTATTAATTTTAAACAATCAGTTTATGTCAAGTACAAAAACAAATCGTGAGTTGCTTACGTCTATTAGATCGTACAACAAAGTGGCTAGAGAGAAAAAAGCTATCAAAGAAGGCTTTAGCTCTGCTGACCAAATGATTGCTCATTTAGAAGGGCAAATCAAGCTTGGGAAAGGAAACAAGCCTTGGTCAAATCCCAATTCTGTTAAGCCATATGTGGCTACTACAGGTAAATCTCCTTGTCCAACAACCAAAGCTCCTGTAAGTAAAACTACTTCCAAAAGTAGACCAACAATCCATGTTGTGGATGTGTTGGACAGCAGTGGTTCAATGAGTGGAGGAAAACACAGCGCTGCAAAGAAAGGTATCAACATGGGAGTTGGTGGTCTGAAGGCTGATACAGCTAATGTGAATTACACCTACACTCTATGTGATTTCTCTGATGACCTTATCTTCAGACATGTTAAATCACAATTGAGTGAGGTTAAGGAGTTCAAAGGTAATACCAGAGGCAGTACAGCACTGTTTGATGCTATTGGTACAACCATTGAGAAAATCAAAACAGATGGTGGTACTATCAAGTCTACAGACAAAGTTTTAGTGAACATCTATACTGATGGTCAGGAGAACGCCTCAAGACACTTCACAGCAACTGCTATTGACAGTTTGATTAAATCTCTTTCTGAGGTTGGATGGACCTTTACCTTTATTGGTACTGCTTCTGATGTAGCATATGCTCAAAGAGTGTTAAGTATCAAAGATTCCAACACTTTAGTGCATGATAACACTGCGAGAGGCTTGGAGAAATCCTTTGTTGCAAACACAGCAGCTCGAACTTCATACTCCTCTAAGGTATCTGCAGGAGAAGATGTGAGCGAGGGCTTCTACAAAGACATTAACTAATTTCGTAACCTTTTAATTTTTTATACCATGAGTGTAAGCACTAAAAAAGCTCCAGCTACTGTAGCAGTAATTGGACCAGGAAGTATTTTGTCTGAAACATCGTTCTACGTTGTTAAGTCCCTTGAAAAAGGAGGAAAAGTTGTTGTTGTAGATGACTATGGTCACAGTATCAATCTAAGTGAGAGATATGTGAAAGAGATCACTATTTCTGCAGACCAGTATGATTCTGAAGAAAAGAAAACAAAAACTGAGATGCAAGAAATCTTGCTTGCTAATCCTCGTATTGCTATGACTGTAGCATACATTACTCAGAGTACTGAGAAGCTTAAAAGAGATTATGAGGCTGAGAAAACTGCTAAAATCAATGAAATCCAAAGAGCTAGCTTATCAACTGCTGCTAAGCTATTGGAAGATTTGATTGATAATCCTATTACCAGAGAAATTCCTGGTAAATTGAGAGTTATGAAAGGTCGCCATTATGGTCACCAGGATACTAATGGAAGAGTGAGCTTCATTGATATGGAGATAACTCGTGATGCGAGTAAAGACTTTGATACTCGTACCAGATTAATGGATCCACGCACCATCCAATGGATGATTGTAAACAAAGTGAAATATGTCCTCAAGTAAGATAGCAAATCTTTGGGTTCATATAGAAACCCAATCATCCCCTGATGGGACAGCAGAATTCACCACAGAGGCTATGGAAGTTGAACAAGCTGGCTGTTTAGTCAGAGTTTCAACTACAATATATGACCTTCATACTGGTTTTATTGTTAATCTATCAGAAGCTTTAACCTTTGTTCCTTGGTCAAAGATTGTAGACAGAAAGGAAGAAGATATTCTTGTTGGCAAGAAGCTGATGGGAGGTAACAAGTTCTAATCATAGGCCCCTTAATTGGGGCCTTTAATTCCTAGAAGTTATGGAAGATTTAGCATTTAAAGGAAGATATCTTAAAGTAGTAGATGATAAATGTATACAACACTATGGAGTGAGAAATGGTGATTATCTAAAGTATTCTCATACTGATGATATTAACCATGAACACTGGGGAGATGTTTCTGCTAAGAAATACTACTATGGTTATAAAGCTCACACTAACAAATACTTTGAACTCATGCCTGTAGGTTTTGTTCCTCCTGGAAAACTATCTGTATTTCCATCTGAAGGAGTATGTTGGAAACCAACTATAGAACTCAGAGACTTTTTAATAGCAAGAGAAAACTCAAGTACAACAGCTTGTGGATATCATGTAAAAGGAATAGCCTGGAATTATAATAGTTGCTGGGAAGTAGCAAGTTATAGTGCTAAACCAGAATATAAAATTAAGGATTTAGAGCCTTTCCTTCAGGCACATATGGTTAGACAAACTCCAGCCAAGATTCCTGACCATTTAAAGGAAAGACCATTAACTCCAGATGAAAGTTTTTCTTTTACTGCTTATGTTCCTTTCAGTGTTAGAAATGGATACAGACTTCCTGATAAATGGTGTATTCATAACAATCCCCTTAATCATGAAATGATTGATGCTTTTATGTATAAACATAGAAGTGAGTGGGCTAGTCATACAAATGCTTGGACAACTGAGGGTAGTCATGGATATTTTCATTATCCTCCAGTAAATCAGGTTTGTCATTCAGAAGATAAGCCAGAAGAAGGTTATACATTAATTACTACACAACAATTTAAAAATTACGTTCTTACAGTAAATAACAATTTAATAAATAACGAAGATGATAGATCAAGATCACAGCAGAGAGGACCAAGTGAGCCCAACAGTGGAGTTACCATTGAAATACAAAGACCTGATATCACAGTCAGAGGGAGAGAACCAGCAAGAGGAGTTGGAATTGAATGTTCAAATATCCAAATCGAAGTTGGAAGTGGACATCTCCCAGACAAATTTGGACTTAGCTAATGCTAAGCAAGCATTGGCTAAAACTAAAAGAGCTATTCCTTATGACGTAAGCAAAGAAATCAAAGCTTATGAAAAAGTAAAATCTCTTGAAGGAGGTTTGGAATATGCTAAGAAGGTATTAGAAGAAAGATTCTAAGCCATGATTGTGGATTACAGCCAGGAGGGGCTTCCCATCGAATTTGATGAGACCTCTGCTGAAGTAATCTATAAGGACAACAGAGTATCGTTGTTCATGATTAAATCAGCACTCGAAAGTGGGCTAGACACCTATCAATTAACAGACAATTTAGAGTATTCAGTCAGTGGTGGTTTCATCAACTTTGGCTGTCTCACATTATCACAAGAAAAAACACAAATTTTATTTAGAAAACTATGGAAACAATTAAAAACGTTCAAAGCAACTGGGAATTAGAGAAAAAAGCAGAATTGGTAAGATTGGGCAGTGGTCCAAAACCTTATCCAGAAATCTTAAGCTATTTGGAGAATGAAATTGAAAATTCAGGTCGTATGACCAATTTTGATTATCATCTTCACTGCTTCAGAAGTGATGGAATTTATCAATTGAACAGAGCCATTGAGGAAATCATTGGTGTAACTACTGTTACAGGTAAAAATGGTCCTTCAGGAGAGCGTCCAATGAACACAATTGATGTTATATTGGCAGGAGGAGTTCGTAAAAAAGTTCCTTATGGTGATATTGCTTTACCAGAGATGGGAGAGGATGCCATGATTCAGATTTATTATGACATGGGTAAAAAGGTCCTTTACATCAGAGGGAAATGTCAATTCAAATTTCAATCTTTGATTGATAGCATTATTGACAGAACCAAAGTGCTGTTGAACACTGACAGTATCTACAAAAATCAAACCTTTGAAATTAATGCTGCAGTTGATAATGGTCAACCACAGCTTATTAATATGTCAGGGATTGATAAAGAAGTGATGATTCTTTCTGAAGAGACTGAATATGCTTTGTCTCCATTGAAAGCAAGAATCCTTCACGCTGAGAAGTGTGAGCTTGCTGGAATTCCAATGAAATTTGGTGCTATTTTAGAAGGCCCTTATGGAACTGGTAAAACCTTGTTAGCATTCAAGCTTGCTAAAGAAGCTAATGAGAACAACTGGGCTGCCATCTATTTGAAATCTCCTGAGTTATTGGCTGATACATTACGTATGGCTAAAACATTGGACAAAAATGGTCATGGTATTATTGTGTTTACTGAGGATATTGACCAAGTAACCAAAGGTGAGCGTGGAGCTGCTCTTCAGGATATCTTGAATACTTTGGATGGTGGAGACACTAAACACATGAATGTTATTGCTTTGTTTACTACCAATCACTTGGAGCTTATTGATCCAACCTTCTTAAGAGGTAAAAGAATTGGTACTATCATAAGCATGTCTTATTTGGATGCTGGTACAGCTGAAAAGTATGTACATTCATTCTGTGAAGGTATCGAGCTTACAGGAGACTTTGCTCCTGTATATGAGTTGATAGGGTCAAGTAGCATTGCTCCTGCGTTTATGGCAGAAATTATTGAAAATGTTAAGTCTAACATGGTAATTCGTGGAGACAATACAGTTCAGGCTACCCATTTCCTTGTTTGTGTTAAATCTTACCTTCGTCAGGTAGAATTGGCTAAAACCAAAGATATGAGTGTTACTCCAGAGAAAGCTTTAGCTACTGCTTTGATTCAAGTTATTCACAATGATGAGTTCTTTGAAAAAGTTGAAGAGGCTGCTCAAAAAGTTTGGGATAACAACTAATATTAACCAGGGCTCTGTAACAGGAGCCCTTTATACTTTAAACAATGACAAAAGTAAAATTTGGAGCAGCCATAGAAGCTGCTAAAGAGGGCAAGTTGATTGCCAGAGAAGGTTGGAATGGTAAAGGAATGTTTGTATTCCAAAGACCAGAGGATACATTAAGTGTAGACTTTATTATAAACACAGTGAAGTCTTTGCCAGCTTCTCTTAAACAATACTATATAGGGCAACATGCTCATACTATAGCAGAAAAAGAGAATGGAAAAAGTCCTGAGGACACTCATGTGAAGTTCTCAGCTTATTTATGTATGAAAGCAGCTGATGGATCCATTGTAAATGGATGGTTAGCAAGCCAAACAGACATTCTTGCAGAAGACTGGGTAATCTTAAATTAAACACCATGCTTTTAAGAATACTAGAAATAGGAGCTATTGCTGCCATTGTTGTTTATGGTATTATTAAGCTGATTGAAATGTTTGCAGGCTTCAATATTAAGAGAAAAAAAGGAGCAGCAATGGAAGAGCTTGCTAAGCAGGCTGAAAAAGTTGCTCAAGAGAAAAAAGACATTCTTGATCAGACGCAAAAAACAAAAGAACAAATTGATAACATTAATAACACTTTAAATTAGAAATCATGGAAGTAAATGAATTTATTGCAGGAATTAAAAAGTTTGGACTTATCATTGGAGGAGTCTTATTTTCAATTATTTTGGCAGCAAACTGTTTTGAGAACATTCAAGCAGGGGAGATTGCTGTAATCCAGAGCCCTATTACAGGGGAATTGTCAGTAGTTACAACTCCAGGATGGGCCTGGCAAGGTGGTGGTACAGTAACCAAGTACCAAAGATCTAATCAATTGTGGTTCTCTAACAAAGAGGATGAGGGTGGCTCAGGAGCTATCAAGATTGGATTCAATGATTTTGGTGAAGGAACTGTTTCTGGTAGTGTAAGATGGTATATGCCTTCTAACAAAGAAAGCGTGTTGAAACTACACAGAGATTATGGTACTCAGGAATCTATTGATTTCAAATTGATTAAACAAGCTGTAACTAAAGCTATTTACATGTCAGGTCCATTAATGTCATCAAAAGAGGCTGTGTCTGAGAAAAAGACTGCTCTATTGACATATACTGAAGATCAGGCAAATAATGGTATTTACAAAACAAAAGCTATTGTGAGCAAAGATACTTTAGCAGATGCCAATACTAAACTATTAGAGATAGTTTACAAAAATGGCACTCCTGAAATCATCAAACCTTCAGATGTAGCTACTTATGGTATTGTTTTATCTAACTTTACTATTAATGAAATCACTTTCTCTGAAGCTGTTACAAAACAGATAGCTAGTCAACAAAAATTAGTGATGGCTGTGCAAACAGCTAAAGCTAATGCTCAGAAAGCTATTCAAGATGCAATCACTACTATGAAACAGGGTGAAGCTGATGCTGCAAAAGCTAAATGGGAGCAAGAAGTTATCAAAGCTAAGCTTGTAACTGAAGCTGAATCTCGTAATAGAGTTGCTGCATTGGATGTACAAACAGCTGATTTGAGAAAGAGAAAAGATATTCTTGAAGGTGAAGGTATTGCTACCAAAAAACGCTTGATTATGCAAGCTGATGGTGCTTTGGACCAAAAATTACAAACCTACAAAGAAGTATCTAAGTATTGGGCTGATGCTTTCAGCAACTATGGTGGTAGCTTAGTTCCTCAGTTTATGACTGGAGGTAATGGTGCCACAGGTAATGCAGGTATAAACTTCATGGAGATGATGTCTGCAAAAGCAATGAAAGATCTTAGCTTGGATCTTAAAAATAAAGGCTAGAAAGTATGGTAGAATTGAGGGGTTCGACTCCCCTCTCTTTCACAAACACTAAAACACACAATTATGGAAAAAAATGAAATACCAGCGATTGTCTTTGTTAAACCAGAAGACAAACAGTACACGAAGGACCAGATGTTCTTCTTTGCAGGATTCTTGCATGGTGCTTTGGAAAAAGACCCAACAAGAGATGTAGGAGACATATTTGAAGAATGGAATCTAATAAATAAATTATTTTTTAAAGACGTAACATCATGATAAAGTACATATTTTTAGGAGGCATGCTCCTTGCAGCAATAGGTTATTGGGTAATCCTTCTCAGATCATTCAGAGATAAAAACAAATAGTCATGAGCTACGCATCAGACTTTGGGCATGATATTCCACCAGACGATTGGGATGGTGGTGGATATAGACGTAAGAGGTATTACTCTAACAGATTTACAGGAGATAATCCTCTTTTTAAAGTACACAATAAGAAATTTATTGAACTTGTATTTGAAACAGAGAAAGCATATCTTCTTAAATTTGCACAAGGTAAGGCTTGGATTCCTAAGAGTCATTCTAGTATTGATACAGAGGGCTTGGTTGTTTACATACCTTTCTGGTTATTAAGTAATCTTAAATTTATTCAAGAATAAATATTATGAAAAAATTATTTTTATATCTTAGAAGACTCCTCAGAAATGAAGAAGATGATCAGAATTATCTAACTAATTTGGAAACAAAGCGCCTTTCTGAGCAGATTCTTAAGCAGCTTGATATAATGGAGCGTGATAAATTGGATAGAATCATGGAAAAGCTTCATATTAAGGAAGAAACTCTTAAAGAGGCTGAAGAATCCTATGATGAGGCAAAAAGGCTTTATCCAAGGTCTAATGAGTCTGCAGAGAGAACAGCTTTTGTGAGAGGAGTAAAATGGCAATATAAAAGAAGGTCATGAGTGATGAAATCAAAAAAATAGGTAATGTGGCTATTGGTCCCATCCTAATCAACCCATTCTCTAAAAAATGTATAGTTGGGCTATATGTTAGTGTTGACCTTATAACAAGGAGAGGCAAAGATGAATGGGTTGCTCGTGGTTATGTTGATTTCAGGGAGGGAAACACCACAGGAAGACAGAAATTTGAAGGAACCTCATTTGATGAGGTAGTATTATTAATTAAAAGCTTTATAGATAATGAACTATAGTGGATTTTTTAAGTGGTTTCAAGGCCTGGGTGGTCGTGTACCAGATAGATTTGATGAGGTATTAAACACAAGATATGTTTATGATTCTCCTCCTGTTAGCTCATTTAAGAATAGAGCTGAAGAGATTAAAAAAAAATACAATCACAAATTTAAGCAATTAAAAGTAAAAGATGATTTTTTATCTAAAGAACCTAACATTTTTAACATATTATTCGTAAAAAAATGAACAGCGAACAAGAAACCTATTTGGTAGAAGGAGAATTTGCCTTCACGAGTTACATGCCCACTGAATTAAAGGTGGGCATGCAATTTATAACAAGAATTACTGCAGGGGTTTTAGACCCTGAATATTTATTTTTCACACTTCAGGAAGTTCCTGAAGATGCAGAAATGTACATGAGCCTCTATGGTGCCCCAGTGGTTCTGCATATAGTCTCTACAGATGAGTCTGGAGAAGCTTTGGCAGATCCCAAGGAGATTGGATGGTTCAATGATGGAGAAAACATATTACCTATTACAGATAAGGAGATAAATGTTATCATTAATGAAGATGAAGGTTTCATGGATGTGGAGTGTGATGACACAGGAGATGTCATTTTGCTTGATGGAAAAGTGATTATTTCGTACCTTAGTAGTGAAGAAGAGGAGGATCTACCATGAGCTACTATCTATTGGACAGTAGAGCAGGAATGCTTGCTGTAGAGAACAATGGTCTTCTTAAAACAGAGGATAATGGTAAGTATATTCTTCTGGCTGGAACACTTAGAGAGTGTTGTGATGCAGCCAATAGTGGAGAATATGGAGAACACAATGTAGTGAGTAATGATAGCTTCATTATTCAGTGGAAATTATGCAACAAGAAAGGAATTTGGTCAACTAAAAACATAACTTATTAAACATGAAAACAGAAACAAAAACCAACACGAAACATGTTACTCGAATTGAATCACTAGGAAGAATTATAGTAGCTAATCCCCAATATGGAGACATGAAACTATCTGTATTTCCTTTTGAGCACACTGGCAGAAGACAATATCTGCCTGAAGGATTTAAAATATGGGAGGACAACTTCAATGCTATGCTCAAGCATGTTCCTTTGCATGAGGGAGCAAACAAACATTATCTTACCATTGACAGCAAGTTCTTTACTCAGGATGATTTCTTGAGAAGAGAAGGAGTGCATATTGATGGTAACTTCTGTGCTGACCCTAACTTTGAGGGTACAACATGGGGAGGAACAGGAACAACCTGGTCAGGTATTGGAGTTACTCCTACCTTAGAGGTTGTAAAGAACTGGGTATCACCATACCCTGGAGAGATACCATTTGGTACATATGTATCTGGAGACAGAGGAGGTATCCTTGCTGTTAGTAATGAGATTGGATGTCAGGCTTGGGGTGGTGTCTTTGAGGGTAAAATCCTTGATGAAGGTGCCTGTGACCACCTGGCAGACCAGCTTACAGATGTCAGAAAGATTGTTCTTGATCAACATGAGCTTTACTTCATGTCAAGCAACACACCTCATGAAACACTGATGATTAATAAAGGAACACGAAGAACCTTTATGCGCATCACTCTTAACCATGAATATCCTAACGCTTTAATAGGATAATACAATGAACTATATAATTACGAAGCACCCAGAGTTCTTCACAAAAATTCTGTCTGTCTCAATTAAATTGGGACAGGTAGACTTTTGTGGCTTAGAGGACATGATATTACCAGATAAGATAGCAATAGATACAGAGACCACAGGATTAGAGGCACGCAAACAGGAGATATTTTGTACACAAATTGGAACAGGGGAGAATAATTATATAATTCATATGTATGATGACAATTATACATTTCAGGACTTAGTTCCTTATATTACAGGGAAAGTCTTGGTGGGACATAACATATTATTTGACCTGGGATTCTTCTACAAGTATGACTTCTGGCCCAAAGAGGTAAGAGATACTATGCTCGCAAGTAAGATTCTCTATAATGGAGATCCTACAGAGAGACATGACTTTGGAAGAGTTATGGACAGAGAACTCAACGTTAAGTATGATAAGACAGAGCAGAAAAACATCCACATTGTTAAATTATCACAAGCCAGCACTATTGAATATTCATTTAATGATGTGGATAGGCTGCTCGAATTGGAGGACACACTCTATAATCTTATCAAAAAGAATGGACAAACTTCCACTTATATGCTGCACTGCAGATATATAAGAGCTCTTGCCTATATGGAACAGTGTGGTATGCCAATAAGCAGCTATGCTTGGAAGACTAAGATGGAACAGGATATAATCAACTCAGTTAATTCTAAGAAAATTATAGAGGAATATATCCATGACAACCTGCCTCAGTTTGCTAACAGACAACTGGATATGTTTGACACCAAGAAGAGAATAACCATTTCAGTTAGTTCTTCTCAACAGATGCTTAAAGTCTTTAAGGCCTTTGGTATCCCTGTATTAGATAAGGATGGCAAGGAGAGCATTAATGATAATGTTATCAGCAAGTCTAAGCATGAGTTTGTAAAAATGTGGCTTGAGTATCAAAAAGCTACCCATAGAGTGACAACCTTTGGTGAGGGTATCTATAAAAGAATAGAACATGAGCGTATCTATACCAACTTCAATCCAATGGTGGACACAGCTAGGCTTTCTACTCGTAGAGGAGAAATCAACTTCTTAAATTTTCCTGCAGATCATGAGACAAGAGATTGTTTCATAGCCAATGAAGGTAATAAGATGATAGTATGTGATTATGCTGGCCAGGAAACTGTTATTGCAGCAGACCTGAGTGGTGATGAGGCTATGACTAAATCTGTGGTTGATGGAGCTGACTTGCATTGCTTGTTAGCCAGAGTATTATTCCCTGAGATTGAGGACCTTGATGATGATACAATCAAGAAGGAACACAAGAGTAAGAGAGATGCTTCTAAGTCTCCAAGGTTTGCAATGTCATATGGAGGAAATGCTTATACCATTCACATGAATGAAGGTATACCATTAAAACGTGCTCAAGAAATTGAGGATGGATTCAAGAATCTTCACTCAGGATTATATGCCTGGGGAGATAGAGTATTTATTGCAGCCATAAAAGTAGGTTATATAGAATCTGTTGATGGTTGGAAACTAAGGCTTCCCTTCTTTGATGAGTTCACTAAGCTTAAGGCTCAGGTGGATGATATTACAAGAGAGAAGTGGACACAATATAAAATTGGAAAACTTGACTACAAAAAACAACAAGATGTTAGTGCCAAGGGACAGAGATATGATTTACAGTTTCCTGAGAGCGTTGCAATTTACAGAGAGAAGAAAAAGTTCGTCTCTAAGTACTTCAAACTACGTTCAGAATACTTACGATTGTGCCTTAATAACCCAGTCCAGACCAGAGGGGCTCATCAGATCAAGCTTGCAGGATGTCTACTATTTGAATGGATAGTAGAGAATAAACTGCAGTGGATTGTAAAGATGTGTAATTCTGTTCATGATGAGCTAGTTATTGAGAGTATGGAAGGTTTTGAAGAACGTGCTAAGAATGCTGTAGAAGTATCAATGCTTCAAGCAGGGAATCATTATTTAACTAATTTAACAATCAAAGCTGATGCCAACATTGGAAACAGTTGGGGCGAAGCTAAATAACTACTATCATGTTTAGATTATATGTTTTAAAATGTGAAACTATCCCTGTTGAGGCAGAGGATATTATGGAGTGGAGAGATTTCTTTGACAGTGATGATGCCAGAATTGTCAAGAGAGAGTATGTTGGGGATGTTTTCATCTCTACTGTATTCTTAGGAATAGACCACTCAGGGACATTAGATGGCCCACCAATATTATTTGAAACAAAGATATTTGGTGGAGATTATCATGGGCTCATGGAAAGGTATACTACCTGGGAAGAAGCTAAGACAGGTCACAAGAGAATCAAAAAAAGTTTAAAAGTTGACAAATGAGAACTCTAACCACACTCTACAGAATAGCATATGGAAGAATTATGCTGGCTGAGGACAATGACTATACTTGTATATGTCATATGATTAATACAATGGTCTTTGACAAACTCATCACAGATGATGAGGCTTATAGGTTGAGGAAGGATATCATAGCCAATAGGCCTACAGAGTGGAAGCATGTTGAAATTGCTGCACACAAGTCCTATGACTGGGATAGTATGTATTGGTTCCCTCTGGGAGAGTTGAAGTATAGGAAACAATTTTTACACAAAATGATAAACTACAGTAAACCTTGGTACATTAAATTATATTATTTATGGAAGGGACAGTTAAAGTAAACAGAGAAAACATCACCAGGCATCTCTTAGAGAAGCAGTTAGGTATGGTAGGTAAGTCTATGGTTGATACCCTAGATGACGACAAGTGGTACTTCAATATCACTATGACTCGTGTACAACACGAGGAGTTTAAAAAATATTCTGTAAAGCTCATTAAAAAAGTGTTCAGGTGTAATACAGGCAGAGCTTCAGACACATTTCATTGGTTTGATTTGGCCTTTGGCCTAAGAATAAAAGATTAATCATGAAAACAATAGTAGGAAAAGCAAAAATTGTACAAAGAGGTTTTAATATGAGTGTCCATTGTTACCTCAGCAGTGAGTTCAGGAGACTGTTAAACTGTGAATTCATTATTTTTGATATCAATAACCTGGTCATAAGGCGAGCAGGTATTGATAACAAGAAATTATACTCAGTCAAGTCCTCTCTCTTTGGTTTCACACCAAAGGCTGATGCCATTGAAGGAGTTATTGGTGACTATAACATTAAACAGCAAGACGAAGATACATTCATTTTAAAAAAAGTAAAGTACCATGCCTGACAAGATTGATTACCCAGACATGTTCGATTGGGAACATGAGAGCGAGGCTCACTATCAAAGAATGATGGACCAAGCTCAGTATGAGGAGCTGGAAAGACTACCAGCCAGAATTGTTGTAAAAATTAAAACTAAAAAGAAAGATGACAATCAGACTAACAAAAGAGCACCTAGTAGAGCTGGTAAAAAAAGGCTTCACCCTTGACCACATAGCTTTATTGATGCTTATTAAGGAGGGACATGACATGGACCTCCTTAAACAGGACAACATGAAGCTTGATGCTTTACATCAAAGCTTGATTAGAAAAGGTTTAATTACTGAAGAGAACAAGCTAACAATACCAGGTAATGAGTTGTTAGACTTTATGGCTGCTAAGGTAGCTGCCACTATGGTAAGGAAGAAACCTTCTACTAAAGACTTTGATGAATGGTGGGAATCCTTTCCCAGTACTGATCATTTTGAATATCAGGGAAGAGTCTTTACAGGTAGTCGTGGCATGCGTGTTCAAAAGGAAAAGTGCAAGCTCAGATTTAACTCCATAGTTAATGAAGGAGTGTACACTGCGAAACAGATAATTGATGCAACAAAGTTTGTTGTAGCTCTTAAGAAGGAGAATTCTTTTAAGAAGAAATCCAATGAATTAACTTATTTACAAAACAGCTTTACATTCTTAGACAAGGACCACTATGTTCCTTTTGTAGAATTAGCACAACGTGGTATACCAATTATTAACACAACAGCCTCTGGAGGGGGCACAGATATATGAAAATCAGACAAGAATTTGATAAAGACAAATTGTTCTTTACATCAGACACACACTTTTATCACACTAACATAATTAAATATTGTGATAGACCATATCCTAATGCACAAGAAATGAATGAGGATATGATTAAGAGATGGAACGCAGTTGTTCCAAAAGATGGTATAGTATTTCACCTAGGAGATGTAAGCTTAACTGCTAAGAATCAGCCTTTAGGAGATTTACTTAAAAAATTAAATGGTACAATTTATCTTATCATAGGTAATCATGAAAATGATGCACTAGCAAATGATTGGATAAAAGGAAGATGGGAGAAAATATGTGATGTTGCTGAAATCCATGTTAAGGATGAGGAAATCACAGATGGAGAACAGCACATTGTAATGTGCCACTATCCAATGATTGTGTGGAATGGCTCACATAAAGGCTCTTGGCAGCTCTTTGGACATGTACATGGAGGATTAAGTAACAAAGGAAAGATATTACATCCTGTGACATCTATGGATGTGGGAGTGGATAGTCATGACTTCGCTCCAATATCCTATCAGCAAGTGAAAGAACAGATAACCAGACAAGCTATGGGTCATGAAAAGAATTTGGCACATAAGTGATACACACACTTATCATGAACAACTCACTATTCCTGAGGATATAGACATAGTGGTGTTTAGTGGTGACTGTAGTAATCCAAAAGATGCTTTTGAAAATGAGCCACAAGTAAGAAAGTTTATTAGCTGGTATAAGAACCTGCCTATAAAGTATAAGATATTTGTGGCTGGTAATCATGATACATCTATTGAGAAAAGGTTAGTAACAGGGTCAGACTTTGATGGTATTATATACTTAGAGAATGAGCATGTTACCATTGAAGGTATAAAGTTTTTTGGAAGTCCTAATCAGCCTACGTTTGGTACTGGCTGGTCTTTCAATAAGGCTAGAGAGAAGTTGGATAGACACTGGTCTATGGTAGATGATGATGTGGATGTGTTTATTGTACATGGTCCACCTAAGACTATCCTGGATGCAGCTTATAATCCTCATAATGGGGTGCTTGAAAACTGTGGGTGCAATGCCCTCAAGAGACACCTCTTGGAAAGAATCAAACCAAAGCTTTGCCTGTTTGGCCACATGCACAACAACAAGGACATTATCAATGCTGGTACATTGAAACTATCAGCTCACATAACTGTCTTCAGTAATGGAAGTGTGGTGACAGACAAGTTGTTTGGGCAATTAACAAGTAATGGTAATATTTTAGAAATATGATAGATAACATAGAAAAAATACTGCCTTTCCTAAAGTTTGATTCTGAAGATGACTTCTATTATCTTCAGATATTACAACGTAAGAAAGAGAACCCTCAGATAGGATCCAACAGTAGGGTCATCAAGAACTATTACATTAAGTCTCAACAGTATTTATTGGACAGATATCCTGAGATGAAGATTCTATGTGAAGTGTTTAATGCAAGAGCTTCTATAAGGCTGAACAGAAGGTCTTTTGAGAAGACAGGCTTTAAGGCCTTAGAGAACCTTGCACATACAATGCAGAACAGAGAATATGCATTTCTAATGAAGTCCTATGACAGAGCGTGTGGCCTCCTTAACAATGAGCCTGAGAAAAAATGGATATTAGATTTAGATTTTGTCCCTTATGGACAGGAACATCTTGATATAAAGGAATTCATTGAACCTCTTGCTCCTGAAGGCAATAAACTGTTAGCTGTTATAGAGAGTAAAAATGGTGTTCATCTGATTACCAAACCTTTTAACACACTAACTTTTAGGGAGAAGTATCCTCATATAGAGATCCATAAGGATAATCCAACTAATTTATTTATACCATAATTATGAGTAGAACATTTAAAAGACCTTATTTTACGAGAGCAAAACAGGTCAGTAAGCAATGTAGATGTCATGGTGGTTGCCCTTGGTGCTTAGGCAACAGAATGCACAAGCATATTAAACAGTATGCTAAGGTGAGAGATCAACTTAAAGAAAAAGGATTATGAGCCTAAAAACAATAACTAAGAAAGTAGTTTCTTATAGTGAAATACCTAAAGAACTTACTACAAATCATTGGATAAACCAAGTTGAGGATATTGAGCGTATAGAAGTTCACATAGATGATGAGGAACCTGACCCTCTTACCAGCTGGTTAATTGATAACTATCCTGAATTAAAGGATGAAGAAAGTTTCTTCATTCATATGGATCATTTGTCATGAGCTTTGATGATTTAAGAGATGAGGTCAATAAAGGGCGTGAAGGTAGAAATGGTGGTATACCAATGGGCTTCAACAGACTCAATCATTATATAGGAATAAGAAGAAGCATGTATTATCTAATTGGAGGTCTTACTGGAAGTGGTAAGACTTCCTTTGTAGATGATGCATTCATCCTGAATCCTGTTGATTGGTATATAAGTCAGAAGGGTAAATCAAACATAAAACTTAAAATCATCTATCGTTCAATGGAGAGAAGCAGAACCTATAAGATGGCTAAGTGGGTGAGCAGGAAGATATTCCTGGATCATGGCATTAGCATACCTGTAGCTAAGCTCCTTGGTTGGAATGATAAGATGAATGATGAGGAGTATGCTTTGTTTAATTCTTATGAGTCGTATATCAAGGAGATTGAATCTATTGTTACCATCATTGATGGTCCAGAGAATCCTGTAGGTATAGCCAAGGATATCAAAGAGTACGCCCTTGCTAATGGTCACATAGAACAGATTGATAAGTATAATAAGAAGTACATCCCAGATGATGAGAACTCTATCACGCTTATTGTTCTTGACCATATTGGTTTGTTGAAATCAATCAAAGATTTTCCCACTAAAAAAGCACTAATTGATAAGATGAGCGATGAGCTCAGATATGCTAGGGATTTCTATGGGTTTAGCCCAGTGGTTGTGAGTCAATTTAATAGAGACATCTCCAATCCTATTAGGATTAAGAATGGAGATGTTGAGCCTCAGCTGGATGATTTCAAGGATTCATCTACAACTCAGGAAGATGCTGATGTTGTAATGGCCTTGTTTGATCCAATGAGATATAAGGTGCCTGACCCTTCAGGATATGATTTGAATAAGCTGGTTGATACTACAGGCTCTAAGTTCTTTAGAAGCTTGCGTATCATCAAGAATAGCTATGGTTCAGATGATATAAGAATAGGGCTTGGGTTCTATGGTGAGATTGGAATGTTTAAAGAACTTCCACGTAAAAAAGATATCACTGATGAAGATTATGCAGCAGTGATAGATAAATCTTTCTTTATAAGATGACAAAAGATCAAATACAGAGAAGAATCATTGCTGACATTGTGAAAGCTGACTTCAGAGGCATAGTGCTATCAAGTGTAAGATCTGGTAAGACTAGAATCCTGATTACTGCTATAAAGGAGCATTGCAAGAAGGAGAATCCCAAAGTGTTGGTACTTTATCCAAATGTGGATATCAAAAACTCTTGGGAAGATGAGTGTGCCATTATTGGCTGTCCTATGAGCATCACCTACTGTACTTTCATCAGTATGGGAAAAATGTTAGATGAAGAATGGGACTACATTGTAATGGATGAAGCACATCTTATTCCTGAAGAACACAAACTCCCCATAGCAGGAGAGTACGCTAGGAAGTACAACCATGTAATCTTAGCTTCTGGTACGTATAACAGGAACACACTTGCAGATCTTAGGATTCATACAGTGTTGCCACTTATAGTGGAGTATACTACAGAGGAGGCTATTGATGATGGGATTATCAGTGACTATACAGTGTACATACATCAGTATGAGCTGAATCCTCACATGTTGAGACAATTTGGTACTACCAGAAAGTGGTGGAACACTGACACTAAGGAGCTGGCTAGACTAACTGAAAAGTTTGATAAGTCTCATGGAGACCTAAAGATGTTTGCTGCTTTAGCAAGGATGAGGTTCATCAATGCTAATGACTCATTACTATTTGCTGTAAACAAGTGGAGAACAGAGAACCCTGGGAAGAGATTTCTGATGTTCACAGAGAATGAAGGCTTTGCTAAAAAGTTCAGACTTCCAATGTTCAACAGCAAGAGTAAAGATGACAGTGTGTTGAAATCTTTTATCAAGAAAGAAATTAATCAACTTTGTTTAATTAAGAAGGGGTCTGCTGGTATAACATACCCAGACTTGGACAACATTCTAATCACTTCAATTAATTCTAATGGTGAAACCCTAGAACAAATGCTAGGAAGATCACTATTAATTGACACAGAACATTCAGACATCCATGTCTTTGTAACAGACAAGATTTTCCAGCTAAACTGGCTAGAATCAGCACTTTACAACATCCCAAAGGAGAAAATTATATGGGTAAAACAGCCTGGAAAAGTTGCTGGAGTCAGTTGAAAGTTGTATCTTTATAGTCCAAAAATAACTAAATTAATTAGAGATGAGTAAAACACAGACAATGGAATTACCAGAAGACATTACACAGGTAACGAACACGAACCCACGAGATTTAGTCGTAATCTCAATTCCAAAAATGGGTAAAGGGACAATTTTAGGAGCATTGACTACAAAGAAAAATGCTATTGTATTGGATTTAGAAAAGGGAGGTTATGAATACATCCCTGCAAGAAAACTTTCAACTTACACAAATGATCAGACCACTAGATGGGAATCTTTCCAGAATTACATTAAGTTTCGCAATGCTCTCTTGGAGCAGAAGGGTAAATATGAGTATCTACTTATTGATGGATTGTCAGATCTTGACGATTTATCAGACCTTGGAGGAACATTGGCTTATATGAATACTACCATTGGTAAGAAATTCAATAGAGAAAAAGGTGCTGAAACAGGTAGAAAGTATGAGCCCTGGGAACCAGAGTTCAAATCTGTTCTCACCCTTCCTGAAGGTGCAGGCTATCTACACACAAGAAACTGGTTTATGCAACAAATTGACTTCTTCAGACAAATCAGTCCTTATAGAATCTATGCTGCGCACATCACTGACAAGTACATTAAGGATAATGGAAAAGAGGATGTGATTGGTAGTGAGATTGCTTTAACAGGGCAACTGAAAAGAATCTTTGCTTCAAAAGTAACAGCATTAGCCAAGCTTGTCGCAGATGGTAATGAAAGATACCTCAACTTTGATGTCTTGAATGACAGCATTGTGGCAGGTAGTAGAGCTCCACAGTTAAAAGGTCGTATCTTAATATCAAAACAGGACTCAGAGGGCAATACGACTGTCTACTGGGATAACATTTATAAATAATTTAAAATTGTATTATTATGAGCGCAATTGGAGGTAAAAAAAGAGAGTCACAAGGCGAATTTGTAAAGAGAGTAGGCTTGTTTGCAGCAACAGTGATTGCTGTTAATCCCACAGAACAAGAGTATAAAGATGTTCTTGGTATGGAGCTGAAAGAAGACAGTAAAGCTACAGAGTATTTGGGAGAGAGAGAAGGCAACACTATGTTGCGTATTGATTTCTGGCTTGAGAACACTAAGACAGGTCCTGATGGAGCTAAAGACAAACCTTATAAGGTGAGTTTCTTCTTAGAGGATAAAGAAAGACAGAACAAGGATGAAACCAAAACACAATGGATCAATAGCATTGGTAATTGTGCATGGGCAGCTGATGAAAATGATTTGCCTGAATGGTTTACAAAACGTGATTACAGACCAGCTTTCTCAGGAGAGGAAGATTTGTTTGAGTTCATGAGAGCCTGGTTAAACAAACTTGACTATCGTGATGCAGAAACTGCTCTATCTTTAGAGTGGAAAAAGCTTATGAAAGGCAATGTGAAAGACATCAGAGATCAAATCAATGGTGAATGGGCAGGTGAAATTGGTTGTTTGGCTACTGTTATCGTAAAAGAGGTAGAAGGAGAACCAAAAGAATATCAAGGCGTATATAACAGAGCATTCTTGCCTGTTTATAGTATGAAACACTTCAGACTTGTTGATTATGACAATGAGGAAGTGATCAAAGCCTTGGGTACAAAAGATACCAAATCTTTAAAACCTTATGAAAGATTTGTGTTGAAAGTTACAGGAGAATATGGCTGTAAAGATTTCTATAAGTTGAAAGACATTAGAGATTATGATTCAGCTGAGAATCCAGTGGCAACTAATGCACCAATTGCACCACTAACTGATGGTGGAGCAGAATACTAATTAATGGGAAGCCCCCATTAATAGTGGGGGCTTTTTTATTTTTCTACAATGATAGGAGGAACTAAAAAAATAGAACTCACTCCTGACACAATCTTCCAAAGAGTCACCCAGTATGATATATTTAGGTTTTATATGCCTAATAAAGATTGGAAAATCAACCACGTTACACACTCACCATTCAGAAAGGACGAACATCCTTCATTTATGATTGGAAACAGAGGAGGAAATCTAACATTTATTGACTTCGCAAACACGAATTATAAAGGAGATTGTTTCACCTTTATAAAAATGCTCTATGGTATAGGGTCTATGAATGAGGTGTTATCCCTTATTGACAGGGATTTTGGATTGGGTTTATCAGGAATGTCAACAAACACAGCTGTTTACAAAGCAATTAAAGCTGAGTACAAACAGCCAGAAGAACTTGGAAAGAGATATGCAAATGTCCAAGTAGTACCAAGAAAATTTACACATGAAGAGCTAGCATATTGGAACGAGTATCATCAGGACATCAGCGACTTGAGAGAGAATAATATCTTTTCTATTCAACAGGTATATCTTAACAAGCAACTGTTTACACTGAAAGACACTGAGCTCAGGTTTGGTTATTACTATGATGGATTTTGGAAAATCTATAGACCACATGCTGATAAAAAAGTTAAATGGGTTCCTAATAATGTCCCTATTACCACTATGGAAGGGTTGGCAAATATAAAGGATTCTGAGTACTCTTTTATCAACAAAAGCAAGAAAGACTACATGGTAGTCAAGAAATTAATACAATCTACATGTGCTGTTCAGAACGAAGGAATAGCTTGTTTTTCAGAAGAGAACGTTAATCACCTCAAAAATCATTCCAAACGACAAATTTTGTCATTTGATAGTGATGTGACAGGAGTGGCTAATTCTCAGCAGATTACCAAGATATTTGGTTTTGACTATATCAATGTCCCTAGAGAATATCTGAAGGATGAGATAAAAGACTGGGCAGAA